TCAGATACGCGAAACCGAATCAGTCATAAACATCATGTCAATTTCGTCCTCGTGAGCAAGGACGGATTGGGCTTCAAGCTGGTTTATGAGATGCAAATAGATCATAGTTGTTTGCACATCTGAATGCCCCAGCCTATCTCGGACATACAACAATGGCTCACCTTCAAACTCTTTGCTTTTTCGAAGAGCAAGCAAAGTATAAGTCCCATAGGTGTGGCGTAGCATGTGGGCCCGAACATAGAAACCGCACTTTCTTTCATAGGACTTCATAACGTCCACTACGGAATCTTTTGAATAATGCCTGCCTTCATTAGTCAGCAGCAGCGCGGTAACACGTCCATTACCATTGGACTTACGAACCTCTCGTTGGTGAAGGGAGTAAGACCACATGCTCTCCATCAACGACCATGGCACGTCGATAGTTCTAGGCCGGTCGTACTTGATATGCATGTCTGAAGGATCAAGAGCAACACTGATCATTTGCCCTGGGCGCAGTCCCTTCTTCAACCTGGGGTTGAACACATATTTGAGAGGAAAAGACCTCGCTTCACAGGAGCGAAGGCCGGTACGCACCATGAGGTGGAACAATATCTGGTGGCTTGGATCGGTATCCAGGGCAAGGCATACCTTGACTTGATCCTTGGTCAGGAATTTGGTCAAGCGCTTTCGGTCGCGAACCATCACCGAAACTTTCGTGCTCTCGGCTCCGGGCCGAGCGATATGACTGAGAAGACCGGAATGTTGGGCAACTCTTACCCTTTTCTCACCGAAGGGCAGCACAGTTATCAGGTTGCGCTGCTTAGCCCATCGGTAGAACCTCACGATCAAGGCCAGACGATTGTTCACCGTGCCGGGATCAAGTGCTAATTCTCCGCTCGACCAATCCCTGTACCTCGACAGAGCACTCAGACCGTGAGCCGGGCTTTCCTCGTCCCAGCCCAATCCATTGGCTTCCAGGAAGGCAAAGTAATCGTACAGACGCCGTCCATAGGCTTCCCAAGTCAAATCGCTTAGGGCCTCACCTGACTCGATAAGCGTGTGCCAAAGGAAGGATTGAGCTGGCTCGACTGGCCATCCCTCTGACCCAATCAGCAACGGAAAGCCTTCAAAGGATCGACCTGCTAATGCTAGGTCTTTTGTTGCGAATACCAGCCTCATGCCGCTGCCCTAAAACACTTCCAATGGATTGCCTTATGAAGCCTGGAAACTGCTGTTCCAGAGGGGTTCAGAAGGTGGCGCGGACTCTACAGGATTTACTAACGATTCCCACCCCTCAGATCGTTATTGCTCAGTACGACGATAGGCACCTTTGCCAGATCTGGACGAAAGACCCGTTCGCAACTCGCATAGAAACTGTTGCAGTCAATCAGCGCGAAGACCGGCGCGTTAGACATGACTGCGCACCGTGCTGGTGATCACGCCCCAGATCGATAGCTCATCCCCCTCCAGGACATACCGCGCTGGGTATTTCGGATTCTCTGACAGAAGAATCACCTCTTTCCCACGCTTGCACAGTCGCTTGCAGACAGGATCATTATTCAAGAGAGCCACAACAACGTGCCCATGGGCCGGCTCAATTGACCGATCCACAACAGCCAGGTCTCCCTCAAAAATTCCCGCCCCTTGCATACTTTCGCCAGTAATCGCGATCAGATAGACGTGCGGCGCCCTGATATTTAGGACCTCATCCAATGAGATGTGCTGTTCGATGTGATCGGCTGCCGGTGATGGGAACCCAGCAGGTACACGAAACGAGCAGAAAGGCAGCTTCGTGCCGCCTTCGGATATAGGACCTAAAATGGTAAAGCTCATGATGCAGCCTTCTACACATACTGTACGAATGTACAGTTAACTTTGCAGCCGGCTTGCGGTCAATTTTTCTGTAGGGGATTTCGACAGACGGAGAGGTGCCTATGTGCGGAAGGCTTTCGCAGTACCGGGGAATCCACGACTTCGTTGCAGCGCTGAGCATGCCCAATGCTCTGGCGAACTCTGTGGGCGATCAGCCGATTGAGCGGTACAACGTGGCGCCATCGACTGCGGTTGCATTGCTGCATCTGCAGGGCGATTTGCTCCACGCCGATCCAGTTCGCTGGGGATGGCGGCCGCATTGGGCGAAAGACAGGGCAGCGCCGATAAATGCCCGAGTGGAGAAGGTAGCCCACGGCCCGTTCTTCCGGGCGATTTGGCCGCACCGGGCCATCACGCCTATCGACAACTGGTTTGAGTGGGTGGACGAAGGTGGGCCCAAGAAGCAGCCCTACCTGATCCGCCGGCGGGATGGTGCACCGATATTCTGCGCTGCCATTGGCCAGCTACCGGACGCTGATGAAGGCCCGGGCGAGCATGATGGCTTCGTGATCATCACCGCCGATAGCGCCGGGGGCATGGTGGACATTCACGACCGGCGGCCTGTGGCGCTGACGCCAGACCTGGCACGGGAATGGTTGGACCCGGCCACGCCCAAGGAGCGAGCCGAACAGATGGCGCTCCACCAGGGCGAACCCTCCGAGGTATTCGAGTGGTTCAAGGTTGATACGACTGTGGGCAACGTGCGGAACCAACAGGCCGGAGTTATCAATCCTGTCAACGCGCAATAGTCCGAACATACGCCTGACAAGCACGCAACGCGATTATCGCGTTATCCCCGTCACCGGTGATGCGGACAATTCGTTGCGCATGCGCTGGGTCAAGCTGGGCTCGACGGGCTGCATGAACCACGACAACGGCACCGAGGGAGAGGCATGCACATCGCAGCCGTCTGCTGAATTATTTATACTCACCTTTTATGTTGTCGCCCTTCGCCGGTGCAGCCGTGCTGCTGGCCGTGCTGAAATAGCTCTTGAAGTGAGTAATGAAGGTTTCGGTCAGATGGCCGTGATAATACGCATAGATGTAATCACTGATAGGCTCACCCTTGGGAGCACGGATATTGAAAGTCAATACATTATCGCCAACGACTGGACACATATAGGCTTGCTTCGCAACCTGCGGAGCTTTATGCGTAAAGTTGCCTTGTTTGTTTTCCTCCCATGTTGTGATCTTGTCCTTCTGCTCATCTTGATTAACACGCTTTTTGAAGGCATCAAGCAACGCTTGTGGCTTGGTTGTTGCAAAAGTGACTGACATTTCGACTTCCTATCTCATGAATGAAGTCAGACTGATATCACCCGGCAACCTAAACAATCAATCTATACTTTAGTTGCAAGACTGGACCAAGGCCTCCAACTGCTTCTCATACCCGATTCTCTGCCTGCGCTCAGCCAGCAGCGCGCGCACCTTGAGTTCCAGACCATCGGACTTTTTCAGGCCTTGCGCCGCCCACGGCGGGACTGCGACCTCCTTAATCTTGCATGGCACCAGCACGGGCACCTCGACGCGAACAGTGCGCACCTCTGGCGGTCGGACCGCGCATCCGGACAAAATCATGGCCAGCACCACCAGCAAAGCCCTCATAGACCCAACTCCTTATCGATGATCGCCCTGGCAGCCTGTGCCGGATCACCACCGGTTCGCTCCCGCAATAGGTTATTGGCTGCCGCGTAGTCTGGCCGGGCCTCCTGCCGGGCTTTCTCCTGCGCCAGCGCGGCGTTCCGCTCCCGCAGCTCACCGGCCTGCACCAGTTCGCCGAGCTTCCTGCTCTGCTCCACAGCCAGAGCTTCCAAGCTATCCAGGGCCGATCTGGTGGTTACCAGGTTTGTGTTCGCTGCATCGAGTAGCGGTCTGTAATGCCGCGCGGCCAACCAGGCCCCGCAACCACCACCCAAGACCAGCAGCAGGATCACCACTAGGACCAAGCCAGCCAACTTCTGCGCCAACGTCATACCAGCACCTTCAGCGCCTTGTCGTACAGCGCCTGGCGGTCGGCCTGTCCGGTGAGCCCACCATTGATGCGCTTGGTGATCTTCTCGAACTGACCCTGATCCGCCAGCGTGTTCAGGCCCTTAGTCGACCAGAACCAGGCCGCTGACATAGCGGCGTTCTGGGGCATCTCAAGCAATTCAGGCCTGTTGATCAGGTCTAGGCCAAGGGCCTCGCCGCACGCGGCATAGTTGGCGCGCCCGGTGACCTGGATCAGCCCGCGCCCGCGATACTTGGAACCGTCCCCCTTCACGGTGTTGCCCAGATCGGCACGACCTTCGTACCCGGCCTGCTGTTTCGTTGGCCCCCAAATCTCCCGCACGTATCGCAACTGGCCCGACTCATGCCCAACCTGGGCGATGAACGCCGCGATGCGCAGCGGGGTGACAATGGCGTGTCGACTCATCGCCGCATTCAGCACAGGAACAAAAACGCCGGCATTGCGGCCGGCGTTCGGGAGTATCTGCAGCATTTGCTGCTCGGTGATAGGCATGGCTTTTCTCCAGGCGAAAAAAAACCGCTCAAGGCGGCTGGTGGTGCGCGGTACCCGTTAAGCCGGGACGACGGGCCATTCAATGGATTGCGGATAGTCCGCCTGGTCGACCACTCGGCTAAGCGCCAGCCGATACTTCTTCCATACCTTCAGGGCAGCGAGCTCCGCATCCGTGGCTTCGTCGACATCAACCGCATCCTGAAGTGGCGCGATAGCGTAGTCGGCGGCTGAACGTAGCTTGGCGATTTCTTCCTGGGCGGCTTCCAGGGGATCGGCTGGAGTTGGGGGCAATTGAGGAATCTCCTGGGCCGGCAGGGCGTCAACTGCCACATGCAGAGTAATACTGTGTGCCAGATCTGCAGGCTCACCGTCTTTAGCAACGCTCACCGCCAGCACCCCGTCATGGTAGCTGATCGCTACTGAGCAAGCCGCATCCATCTGGTTCAAAACGTAGCCCCAACCTTCAGGGGCCAGCGCCATCCCGAGCGTGCCGTAGACCAGGTACTGGCCGGGTCCGGGGTGTTCTGTGGTAATGGAGTCGACACCCAGGGAGGCGATGTCAATGACAGCGCCAGTTGCGCCTAGAATGTTTACCGCTGCGCGAGTAGTCATTTAAATAGCCTTTAAGGTGCCGTCTGCGGCACGAGTGGTGTTTCCAGTGTGGTAAACGCTATACGTGGGACCGAAGGTTCCAGCGGCACCAGGCGTGGTGCGGAAGTGCAGCGAACCGGTGCCTTGCGAAACGGGAATGAAGATTTGCGCCTCATATCCAACGTTGTACGGAATTCGAATTAGGGTTGAGTAGCTCAGCCCAGACGAAGAACCATTATTGAGAAACTTGTAGAACGCGCCCTGTTGGCCAGGTTCGCCGGGCCTGTCCATCTGATAGGCGTCTGGGGCGACATTGGAAAACATCCCGCTGAGAACGCCCGCCGGGATCAAGTCGCCGTTAGTAAGGCCAAAGTTTTTTGCAGAAGCTGTACCCAGGTCCAGAGCTACCTTGGCTGCTGCCTTGGTGGTAGTACCTAAACCACCATTTGCAAACGGGACAACCGTCATGCTGGAGACGGGGCCAAGCCCTGCGAGCGTTGCTCCCCACTGCTGAACCATCAGGTTGACCGCATCGGCTAGGGCCTTTGGGTAGCCGTTTACAGGGACAATGCCGTAGGACGCACCGGAGACATTGGCTCCGCGATAAGCCGGCGAGATCGACACGGAGGTATCGCTCGACGGATTGATAACCTGATAGACGCCGTTATCCGGACCGACAAACATGTCGCCGGAGCGGCAGTTAGAAAACTTCGTACCGACACCAGTCACAACGGTGTTGCCGTTATTGACGGTGACGGTTCCTTCTGAGAACCAAGAAGCCATATTTTTCTCCAGGCAAAAAAATACCCGCGCTCGGCAGGCTTTTTGAGTAAGTAAATCAGTTGAAGGGAAATGGCAGGTTGGCCGTTTCGATCACCAAAGCCGTCGGTAGCCTATCCGTTGCAATCTGCGAAAAGTTCGGTGGCATTGGAGTACCACTCACAACCGTCGGGCTATCTTCAGGTGTCCCCCCGGCAGGTCCGAACATAAACTGAATGCCACCTACAACCCCGCCACATCCTTCACTGCCACCGTAACGATAAGTCACCTTCGCCTCGTTGCTCCCGTACAACCAAATCTGACACCCCCTACTCCAGGGAAGGTACGCGGCGTACTCAATGCCCGACTTGATATTAATCGTTACCTTTGCGGTGAATATATTTGACTGGTAACTGGGAGGTGTTTGGCGCTGCTCAACGTTCAAGACGGCATTCGCGTATGGCCTGCTACCCGTCGGGATTGGGTATTGCGACTCCTGCGTTCCCGTCGGCGCAGGCGCTTGAATGGATGCAACCACATTTAAGGCCAGTTGCAGAGAGTTAAACGTAACTGCACCGTCCGTTTGCCGGGTTTTGAGGTACGGAGACCCCGCAATAGAGTCCTTCATCAAATCAAAGCAATAGAACTTAGTATTCACGCTTGCATTGGTGTAAAGAAAAGTCATTGAATCGCCGGTAATCTTTGTCCCCTGCAAGCAGCCGCTGCCAGTGAGAAATACAATTGGGGACGTGACTCCAACCACAGTGAAGCCATAAATGACATCTGAAAAGGCAACGCTAGGACTTACACCTCCGCTTGTCCAATTTCCACCCCAATTAGGATCTACGTTCCCTCCTTTAAAACTTCGACGCCACCAGGTCTCGATAACGCTCAGGTTTCCGCTTTTCACAAGACCATAGGTAATTTTGGCCGTATCAAACAGAAGGCTGCCATCTTGTTTTTTAACTACGAGATTAGCCATTAATAATAACCGTAGTAAATAATGCAATTGGCTGAAAAATTACCCCAGCCATTGGTGTTGTACGAGTAGATCCAAGAGAGAATCCCGTTGGATATGGTTACCGAGGGGACCTTTCCCTTTTCTAGCTGCCTGTCCTGAAGAGGAACGACGATTGGAAACTGGACCTTTCCAGGGGGCGGTGCCGGGATCGCTATTGAACCATTTGCAGAGTTGGTAACTACTGATCCCTGGGTCTGGCCAATACTCATAGTCATATCGACTTTAACCAGACCCGTATCGCGATCCCTTATTACTAATCCGACCATATTAGAGACTCAAATCAATACCAATCACACCGTTGGCGTAAATGAATTTAAGGAATGTATTTGTTAGCCTCATGGTGCCAAGGCCAGCAATATTCCCGTTCATCTCAAACGTACCGTCGAATGAAAGCCTCCACCCGCTGACCCCTGCCTCGTAGTTATTTGACTGAATGTAATCACCGATCATGGCATTGGTGATCATGCCCGTCTTAATTACTGCCGAACTAATGAAAACCTGCCCGCCAGAAACCACAAATGGGAAAGTTGCAACGCCACTGGCCTCGTCGATAATGGCGAATCGCTGAGCAAACGCCAGAATTTCGGACGTCTCCCCATCGCTGCCAAGGGCGAGCCCCGCCATTACTTTCTTTCCGTCCACATTGGTCTGGGCCTTGATGGTTGTCTGTGCCGAAACCTTGCCGTCAAGGCCCGCTACGACCTGACTCACCTGCTGAACCGATGCATTGGTCTGGCCCAAACTGGCCTGGACCGTATCAGTTCGCTTGGACTGAACCTCGATCGCGGTGGCCCTAACCAGCTCCTCCTGCTGAATAAGCCCCTTCGCGCTATCAATCCCGGCCTGCAAGGTAGTCAGCCGCTCAGCAGTTGCTAATTCGCGAGATGCTTCAACACGCATCTGCTGGGCGATACTTGCGGTGGACTCATACGCTTTCAACGCCCCCGCCAGCTCGCCGGCGCCGTCGTCACCACGCACCGAAGCACGCAGTGATTCATTACTGGATGCCTGGGCCGTGACCCGCCCGTCCAAGTTGGTGACCTTCGTGTCGAGGCCATTAATCGCTTGGGCATTGCCGATCGCCTTTTGATCAACCGCAGACAGATCACTCTTGAGTTGGGTGATCTGCGTTGCGGAAGTTTCGCGGTTGGTGGCAACCACCTGCTCAAGCACCGTCAGCGACGACTTGTTGTCACCGACCTGGGCGCCCAGGGTCAGCAATTGCTGGGCCATCGCATCATTCTCGCTGGCTCGGGTTTTACGCTCTACTGCAAGATCCGCCGTGGATGTCCAACCCTTGACTGCGTCGGCCAGATCGCCTGCACCATCATCTCCACGAGCAGCAGAACGCAACGCCTCGACGGAAGTAGCGGTGGCCAACACCTTGCCGTCGATTTCCTCGATCTTGGTTTCGATGATCTGGACCTGTGACACCAGCGCCTCAGTTGTTTCAAGGATGGTGCCAATATCGGTCCAGTAGACTGCATTGGGTGGTGCCTCTCCCACAGGGACCGGGCCTTTTGCCTGATACAGATGTTGATCAAGCCGCACAATGTCGCCTTTGAGGTAAGGCTTTGCAGGATCGTAGGCGAGTGCATCGCTTACTTGCTTGATCAGTTCTTCAAGCTCCTGCTTGGCCTCCTCCAGGCGCTCATTCACCGACCCTGGCCCATCGCCTGTAATCAGCTCGATCTCTTCTCGAAGGCTTTGGTACAGGGCGCCCTTTCCGATCTTGTCCGCAAAGTATTTTTCATACTCGGCTTGATCCGAACTGGCCTGACCATTGACTGCACCAGGTACAGGAAAGAACGGGCCGACGTTGCCGGTCCGATCCACCAGGCGAGCCCAGAAGAACAGACTCGCGCCAGCCAACAGGCTGTGCATTTCGTGCTTGGCTTGCGGGTAACTGAAGTCGCTCAGCTTTATCGCGGTCGTCAGGTCAGCCGTTTGGCTGTACCAAAGTTCCGTGCGCTCAGTGTCCTCCGCACCTGGTGGGAATCCCCACTGAATGCCAATGCCATATACAAGGCTGGTGGTGGTCAGGAACGACACCGCCGGCGGCGCCCCGGTTTTCCCTTCCAGGTGGGTCAGGCTAGAGCTTTTCCAGATCGACGAGATTTCGAAGGCGCTCACCGAACGCACGCGGGCCAGGTAGGCGCCCGAGTAGATGCCGGTGACATCAACGCTCGTCGAGCCGGTACGCTGCACCTTGATCCAGTTGCCGCTGTCCTTGCGCCACTCCACGTCATAGGCGACGGCGCCAGCGACGGCTGGCCACGAGATGTTCATGGTACTGATGGCAATGCCCTGGTTCACCGCGTAGCTCGACGTCAGCGTGACGCTGGCCGGTGGTGGTACCACGGTGACCGGGACAACACTGATCGGGCGTTCTTCCAGGCGTGCACCCGTATCGATGTGCGCGAACTTGCTCGGGTCGTACTGTACGGCCGAGATTTCGAACACGCCAGGCTCTGGCCGCGCAACGCTGACCACCCGGTAAAGCGGGACAGCCAAGTCATCAGCATCCAGCGCCCACACAAGTTCCGGCTCAGGCGTCACTGAGTAGGCCACGGTGACCGTAACCTGCCGCCCGCTGACGAGTTGCACGGTGCGGCCCTCGCACTTGCCGTCAGGCAGGTTGAGAATCAGTCGGTCGCCGGGCTTGGCCTGGGTGTCGCGGTCCAGCTTGATGACCTTGCCGTTTACCGCTGAGATACGCCCGCCAATGGCGCGGCCGGCCAGCAGCTCGTCAGCAATCGGGATCACGTAGCCAGGCAGCGGGATACGGCCATCCAAACCAACCTTGAAGGTTACGGCCCGATCCTTGGAGTTGGTCAGCAGCGCCCACTTGCCGCGGCGCTGGGCCTCGGATTCGCGGGTGCAGCCGATAGCGCTGATCTCCAGCGGGTTATCGCCGTAGCGCCGCTGCAGCTTCTGGTCTGTCACTGCGGTGACGTCGGTGTCGTAGTTGTTCAGCGGGTTGTCGTAGCTGACCAGCGCCCGGGTGTAACGAGTGCGCTCAGAGGCGCTGGAGTAGGTGAACTTGCCGTCGATGACGTTCGCGCGGGTGTAGGCAAAGTCGAAGTCAGTAGCGCGCGGCATATCAGCCAAGGTGAAGACCTGGCCCTGGGCCCAATAGGTCATGCCTCGATAGATTGCCGAGATGTCACGCAACAGCGACCAGGCATCAGCCTTGCTCTGCAGGTTCAGGTTGCAGATGAAGCGCGGCTCCTGGCCACCCTTCCCGTCCGGTACCAGTTGGTCGCAATACTGGGAAATCCGGTAAAGCTCCCACTTGTCCACCATCCACGGCTTGATGCGCCGGCCAAGGCCGAAGCGATCAATGGTGGTAATGCCGTAGGTAGCCCAGGTAGGGTTGTTGGTATAAGCCTCCTTCAATGTCCCGTCCCAAATTCCGCTATATGTGCGCGAAACTGGGTCGTAGTTGCTTGGGACTGGCCATTTGCGAGCCGTGCAGCCGACGGTTACCGCCGGAATGCTGCGAAATTGCTCAGCGGAGAACTCGATGTAGAGCAGCGCGGTGTTCGGGTAGCGGATCTTTGCGTCAATCACCTCGGTGAAGCCGGCGATCTGCATAGTGTCGGAAATTTTGTTGTTGTTCTGGTTGGACGTGATACGGGTGATGCGCATCAGCCAGCCAGTAGTGGCCTTCGGCAAGTCGATACGGCGGGTACGCTCGTATACGCTAGTGGTCTTGCCATCGACAGCTTCACTCATCACCTGCTGATAGGCGCCGCCGTCAATGGCCAACTCAACCTTGTATTCGATCCGGTACCCATTGATGTTGCCGTCGGCATCCACAGACTGGAGTGCCGGCCAAGCGAACCGAACGCGCACGGCGGAAAGCTGGGTGTTGCTGATCGAACGCACCCACGGCGTCCCGCTGCGCAGCTCAGTACCGATAGTGGTCTCGTTCTCAACCGAGGGAATGCCCTGGATATAGGTCTGATCCACCGCCCCGGTGCGCCACTCCCACTTCACGTTCGGGAAGTTCATGTTGCCCTGGGGATCTTGCAGCGGGGTGTTGTCGAGGTAGATGTCCCTGGCGGTCGGCGTGCCTTCGAATTCACCCTCGCCCACGGCGATGAGCATTTTTGCAATGGCAACCGAGCGCAGACTGTCAGGGGCTTCCGTTGGCGTTTTGGGCTTCTCTTCGCCGCCCTTCGCGCCGTGGATATTAATCTTGCGTGCTGCGCCCATGCTTTCCTCCAGGCAATAAAAAACCGCCTCTTGGGCGGCTGCAGTGTTGTTGGTTGCGGCTACATCTGATCTTCGGCGTAGATGGCAGCACTGATGATCGCCCCGCCCCAGCGGCGCTCGCCGATGCACAGCGGTACCGGGTTTCCGGATGCAGTGGTGTTCTTCGCGCTGCCGAACGCGTAGCCCGGTGTGTTCTCGGGCGCGGCGCTGGTCTTGAGCCCGCCAGCCTGGGGGCTGAGCATTTGAATGACGCCGCCGGCGACAAGGCCGATGCCCGCACCTATGAGGGGGGTACCGAAAGGCGTTGCAGAGAAAATAACACCCACAACAATCAAGATCGCGCCGACGATGATCTGAAGAATACCGCCGCGCTTGCTGCCTACGACCACGGGCGCAATGCGGATATCTCCGGCACCGGTGTAACTCAGCTCCTTCTCCCCGATATTGCGCTTATCGCGAAACACCGCGAACTCAAGACCGCGCGACTTGGCATTCGAAAGAAACCGCTCGAATCCAGGGATCTGCACGCATAGTGCTTTGATCGCCTCAGCCGGCGATTTGACGGCAAGCTTGAAGGACTTTCCAAACTGTCGGAGCTGCCCGTGAAGTCGAATTGTCGTCATGGGTTGGTAGTTGATCGCTGATGCCTGCATCACTTTCTCCGGGAAATAAAAAACCGCCCGGAGGCGGTTTCAAGGTTTTCTTGATTCAGTTGTAATCGACATAAGACCCTATGTAGAACCCAGCCATGTCGCCGCTGATACGGTACAGGCTTTCCTTGCCTGGCTGCACCGTTGCTGCAATGGTTCGAATTGCAGCGCCCCCGCACAAGCCAGAGCCAGCTAGGCCTGCACCGAGATTGGGCGAGCCCGGCGGAAGGTAGAATGTGGCACGCTGACCAGTTCCGATCTTTGCAGCCCTGCGGCCGTCGACATAAACAACGATGTCGCAGCCAGAACCCACCGCGCCAGAGTCGCGCACCACAGTGATTTTTCCGCTCTCGCCAGCTGGTTTAGTCTGGAAGGCATAGACCTCGTCCGACGGGACCGGCTTCGCATCCCGCACCGAAATCGCCGATGAAGCGCATCCCGCCAGCATCGCCACCGCCACCGCCGCTATCAAAATCCGCATGTCGTTCCCTCTTTGGTTTGGCGGGACTGTAGCACTGAGGGGTAGGATGCAAAAAGCGTCGCGCACAACCTCAGCGTTTTTTCAACCGAGCAAGGGAACATGACTCAAACTATTGAACTGGAAATCAACGGTACACCTCCGGACCTATCCGGACTGGTATGCGACGCCTTCATCTGCGAATCATTTGCCTTTGATGGGAAAGTGTTCGCCCCGGCCAACGTGAGTCACATCAGTTTCGGTGGTCGGCAGTACAGGGCCTATTTTGATTGCGGCATTATCTTCTGGCGCTCCTCATCAACACCGCCTGAGCCCTGGAGCGATCCGGAACAAGGCTGGAATTGCCCACACATAGATGTGGGTGCGCTCGCAGGCGTTGTAGGAGTCGCGCTAAACGGATACGTCATGGCACCCACCGCCACCGGAAGCACCATAGCGTTTCATTTCGCAAATGGAGTGCAGATCAGATTGGAGGACATGAATGATGAAACCCACTTCAGCATCCTGTGAACGCTGTTCGCCGATTCAGGCTAATCACACTGAAAACGCGAGTCTGGCCAGGCATCCGCTTCACTGAAGGACGGATGCAAAAAGCCCAGCGCGGGGCCAGGCCACCGCCGCTAGCTAAGCAGGCAAACGTCTAAGCACATGACCAATATGATCCCCAAAGTTGACAGCCCAGCTATCACCCAAAGGTGCCAAATAACCTATACGTGATCCATCGGTATCGAAGAGAACGCCGTCCCTAACTTGAAACACCCCCTCTCCCTGCCTAACAGGCTCTCCGACTCCGTCGATCAAATGGCCAATAGGACTGCCCGGCCCTCGATCCTTGAATACACCCCAGCGGCCTTCTTCATACGACTTGCTCGGCATAAATCCTCCTATCCGTGTTGCTGGCTAAATATCCGGAGAGCTTGCCTTATTAGCGATGCCGGTTCCAACCTCTTGCGCTATTCCTGTCCAGGCATCCAGCGTGGATGGAATGCCAGTAACTCGCCTGACGATTGCCGTAGTAGCGTTGCGCCTTCAATTACCAAGGAATGGCCATGTCAGTCAGAAGTCTCGTGAAAAATCTACCAGCAGATCCGGATATGCCTGGATGGGTGCTGGGGTGGGCAGTGGGTCGTAATGATCCATGGAGCTTTGTTGACATCTACGCCGACAAGAATGTCGCAGAGATCGAGGCTGAGCGTCTAGGTGATGGCCACACTGTGAAGTATGGGTCGCACAGGCTAGGAACCGATGAGTTTATGGGGGGCGGCGTAGAGCCTAGATAGCGACTGCCTGCGCCAAGCCAAAATCGATTCTACCCGGACCAGATACAAGCGCAGCCTGAAGCCCTGACTTGCCATGGTAGCTTCGGCTGTAGCCGCCTTTGCTCTGGCACTTGCCGGAAAATTTCACGCGATCAATCTCGACACCGCCATCAAGAATGGCGACTTCGGCTTCAGCGCCGCAGATTCCGCCACCAGTGATGGTGAAGAGGTCATGAATGGTCAGCATGTAGCGGTGTATGATTTGCATTTGGCCCTCCGAGCTTAGATCATCGTCGTGGTTAAAGAAAGGTCTGCCACGCAGACATAAGGAACCTCGTGATGGACCCTCGATTTGTAGTTCAAAGAAACTTCCCGCGGTGCGATGACTACGACGAAAACTCATTCAATGGTCAACTACACGAGCACGCGCTCTGGGCACAAGATGAATACTGGCTCTTAGAGTGGGCTCTCTACCAATTGGCCAAGGAAGAGGAAATCGACCCTGAGCTCTACTGGCAGGTGTTTCGCATCTTCAGCCACTGTTTCCTTTCATTTGGCTGCCACCTCGATCGGAATGACGGCTACAGAATACGTAACCTCAAGAGAGCACAGCTATACGACTGTCGGGAAAGATTCCAGGTGGTATTTGAGGGTTTTTTCTCCAGAAATATGCCTGAGCAAAACATCTTTGAAGAAGAGAACCCACTGCTGCTCACCGTCCATTAACTTGCTGAAGTACCTCCTTCACATCAGATGATGCGCGCCGGTCTTTGTGCCTGAGGATCAGGCGTGTTCGGTCATGCCATGGTCCGCCGTAGACGATGATCTCGGACGGCCTGCCGTATAGGTGGTGAAGCAGAAATGGCCCTGGGCCGAACGTGCCTGAGTCTTCACCAGGTAGCGCCGGATCGGTGCCAAGGTATATGCCTGCGTGGTTCGGGTGCACCGTCCGGCCAACCTGCATAACGATCATGTCGCCGCGCTGAGGGCTGTCTACGCGCACAAAGCCGGCAGCCTCGTAATGCTGTTCGTAGAGACTGGCATTTTCCGCGCTTTCCCACCAGCCATCAATGCGCTGGAAGGTTTCAAACTCAAGCCCCCACTCGCGCTGATACCAATCTGCGCATACAGCCCAACAGTCCCAAACTCCATGAACAAACGGGCGCTTGAGCAGCGGCACGGCGCCAGACGGCGTGATCGTCCTGAGGTCTCCTTCGGGCCAGGAGAGAATGTGCCAGGGCAGCGCCGTGGCCTCGCACATGGCCAGGTCGTGCGGTGACGGCCTGCTGGTAGCGTCCGGGTGCGAGTGAACGATGCCGATCACTTCACCCAGGTCTTCCGCAGCGGCATAGTCCTCGGGATCAAGTCGGAACTCTTCGTTCGCCTCCATGGCGATGTTCCCGCAAGGGAAGTACTTCTGGGCTCGCCCGATGGTTAGCAACAGGCCGCAGCACTCTTTCGGGTACTCGGCGGCCGCGTGCACCTGGATGGCCGCGATGATGTGCTTGCGCATGGTCAGCTCCGGGCAATCAGAGAAACGGCAGGGAATCCACCGAAAGAGAGTTCGTTGCTCTCGCCAAAGCGCAACTTGCAGGACGACAGGCAGCCCTTGCACTGGTCAAGTGCCGGGTCATCTGTGGGATTGTCCTCGTCGTCGAACATGGCCGCGCCGGTGTAGCCGCAATCTGGCCCCCGGTAACCATTGGTCATGGCCCAGTGGCAGAACGTCGTCATTTGCCGGCCGGGCATACCGTGGTTATCGATCTCGCCCGGTGAGGACAGCTCCCAGACCACCGCCTCGCCGTCTTCGCTGGTTTTCTGGTCGATGTACCAGATCTCCAATGCTTCCTGGGTAGGGTCAGCAGTTTGGTTGCCTTCGGGAAAGTTCACCGCATCCAAGTACTGGGCCAGGGTCTCGCGGACGGTTAGCTTGAACTTCAGCAGGTCCTCGAAGGCCAGGCACAGCGCGGTGACGCGACCGTTGATGTTGCCGGCGGCGAACGTCGGGCGAGAGGCGGTGCCGTCGCTACTGGAAGAAATTCCTTCGATCTGGACCGGCCAGGCCGCGTATTCGGCGCCCTGCCACCAAATCGACTTGGCCGGCAGATCGTCTTCCGAGCCTTCATACGCCAGCAGTTCCTCGGGCGTGTGAGGGATCGCGTGACCGTGAAAGCGCAGGTAATCCGCGCCGTACTCGGTCCCGTCAATTTCGAACAGGCGAATTTCGCCGCCGGGCTCCAGCTTCTGGATGTCCGTGATCAGTGCCATGGGTAGGTCTCAGGGATGAAAGGTTTGTTCGAAGGTGGCGGTGATGGCGTAGACCTGGCCGCCGCGGTGCACTGGCTTGTAGCCGTTGCACTTGTAGAGTCCAAGCACGCCAAGGGGTGGCGTCCAGAGAAACGCCTTTGCCCCTTTGTGTTTGTCGAGGAACTTCCTGATCTCCAGGATTCGCACTGCCATACCGGTAAACGTCACCGGCCAGGATTCCCACTGATTGTTCAGGCCATCTTCGACCGATTGCTCATAACCATCGCCAAACTTCTTGGAGCGGACGCGCTGGGCAATATCGCCCTCCGCGCCCTTCTCCGTCGCCCAGGTGAATCGTTCGATACCCATCAGCGCCCCTTGATTGCTTTGTTGATGACGCCGCCCTGGCGCATATCCTTCGTGCGCAGCTCTTGATACTTCTGCTCTACGAAGGTCGCCAGCTCCTTGCCGAACAGGTCGTAGCCAGGCGCGTCAGCGGTTGACGATGCGTTTCCATCACCATCGATATGCACCTCAACGTTGATCTGCGTTGCACCGGCCCCGCCACCGCCCATGGCCATAACGCCCAGCTTGCCGCTCGACGTACGGGTCAGAGGCATGATTGCCTCTTCACCATCCTCACCCATTACGCCGGTTTTGCCGTTGGCCATGCCGAACGCCGTGGGCTTGCTAACGATGGAGTTGGTGAAGGCGCCGCCATCGGCGAACATCTGTACGCCGCCCGACCAGGCGCCGCCATTGGCCTGGGTCACGCCAGACCAGCCCGCCAATACATCAGGGCTGTACCCTGCCGCTGTCGAGCCTGCTGAAGTGGTAGCCCCGCCGCCGAAGTACGAGCCAGCGGCAGATATACCGAGCCCTACAAGTGAGCCGAGAAGCCCGGAGGCTGCTTGCCGGGTAGCAATGCGCGCCATGTCCGCGAGAACTGACTTCGTGAAGTCAGCGAACGAGAACTTACCAGTCGTGGCGAAGTTGACTACTGCATCTTCCATGGAGCTGAACGCATTGCCGAATAGACTCTTGGTCTGCCCTGCTACGTTCTGCGCCGAATCCAGGTAGTTGGCCCAGGCCGAGGTAGCACCCTTCGTCCAGTCACCCTGGGCTGCCTCCACATCCGCATAGTTCTGCCGGATCTGGTCAGTGGCGGCCTTGTTCGCGTCTGCGAGCGCCTGCGACTTACGCTTGAACTCTTCCTCCGACATGTTCCGCGACGGGTCGGATCGCTGGTTTTCCAGTTCCAGCGACTGTTGAGCAAACCTGTCTTGCTGGCTGTTCAACTGCCCACTCAGTGCATTCTGTCGGTCACCCTGGCCGACGCCCAATACGGCACGCTGCCCGGCAAGCTCCAAGGCCCGCTGTTGCTGCCCCAGCGCCTGCACGTACGAACTGATCGCCCGCTCCTGCTTGGCGAGTCGCCCCGTCTCGTTGGTAGCCAGCACTTCAAGCTGGCTATCAGCGTCCTTCTGCGCCTTGACCATCCCTGCACGCGCGTCAGCGATCTTCTGATCCAGCTGGATGCTTTGCGCAGCCGAGGTTGTCTTCTTGCCCTTGGCGGCTTCCAGTGCCGCAATTTGGGACTCGTAAGCTGCCGTCACTTGGTCGCGTTCGTTGCCGATTAGCGCTTGGCGTCGAACCAGATAGTCAGCCTCCGACACAAGCCCGGCCTTCTGCGCTGCGTCCAGTTCCTTCTGATAGTTTTTGTAGTCAGTCGCGATAGCCGCCAGGTTGTTCTTGGCGTTGTTGAAGGTGGTCAGATCAACCTGTGTGCCGGCGGCCTTAGGATCCTTGAACTTGTCGTTGATGTTGGCGATGTTTTTGTCGACCGTCGCCTGGGCCAGGCGCGGATCATTCGGCGCTACCTTGCGGATATCGTCGAGTTGTTTTTTGTAGTCCTTGAGTGCATCGGCGCGTTTCTGCTCATTCGTCCACGAGGACTTGGTGAGAGCGTCAACCTTTTGCATAGAGGTGATGGCGGCTTGTTGGGCCTTTGCCTGATCGCCTTCCAGCTTTGCAATTTCAGCCTGTGCCGCCTTCTGGTCCTCAAGCATATTCAAGCGGTTTTGATAGAGATCAATCATCTCCTGCTTGTTTTGGAACAGACCTACGTCGCCGGACTGCGCACTTGCCAGGTCTCGGCGGGCCTGTTCGATATCGGCGCCGATGTCCGGGCGGCCGATGTTGTTGAGGCTGTCGGCGGCCCGTGCAACTGCGTTGTACCCTTTCTCCCAGAAGCTCAGATTCTCCAGAATCTTCGGAGTGCGCTCGTTAATCGCGTCGGCATAGGACTCGGTAGCGAGCTTTACGGCGCCGGCATGGTTTCCTTGTTGCTCCAGTGCTGCAATCTGGGAGTAAACCGAAGCAGTCAGGTAGTGATACTGCTCATTGAGTGCAGCGGATGCTTTCACTGGGTCTTCGGCCAGCTTGGAGAACTCGGAAACCGTCTCGCTCACTGCCTTGCCGGTAGCTTCCTGCATCGACACGGCGGCCTTGGTAATACCCGCGAAGCTATCACCAGCGATCTTGCCGTTGTCCGCCAGCATGGCGAGGACCGCGGCGGCCTGGCCGGTGGTACCGACTGTCGCGCTGACTTGGCGCGCCATGTCACCCAATTGACCAGCGCTCATGCCGGCATAGTTGCCAGTGAGGATCAGCGACTTGTTGTAGCTATCCTGCTCTTCGCTGCCCTTGTGGTAGGCATAGGCCAGGCCGCCCACGGCTGCGGTGGCCAGGGCTACCGGCGCAAGGATGGCGAGAAGTCCAGCAGCGCCAGCACCCGCACCGGCGCCCAGCTGAGCCACGGCACGAACGCCGCTCCCCCAGTCGCCCGACGACAGCGCGTTACCCAGTTGTACGACGTTTTCCTGGGCTTGGCGGGTGCCGAGGCGCAACTTGTCGAAACCGGTGGTGGTCTTTTCGAGCTTGGCGTAATCCTTGTCGATTTTACCCAGGGCGCTGTTGTACTGGTCCTGGCTGATCCGGCCCTCGTCGAGGTGCTTGCCCAACTGCTCGACTTGGCTGTCCAGCTTTGCCAGCGCCGCGCGAGCCGGGTCAATCGCCCCCAGCAGGCTGTTCAACGCCTTCTGTTCAACCATGGCCGACTTGGCCAGGGCGATCTGCTGCTTATCGAGCTGAGCCGATATTTTCGCCGCCTCAGCCTCGCCATAGGCGCCGGTCTTGGTCAGCTTGGCGAGCGCGTCACGCTGCTTCGTCAGGTCCTGTGTGGTTTTGGCGCTGGTGGATAGCGACTTCTCCAGTGCCTGCATTTCGTTCATCAGCGAAACGGCGGACTGCTCGGCGCGGCCGCCGGCCTTCGCCATTTCATCCAGGCTGGTTTTGGCCTGAATCGCATCGGCCGAGTCGATCTTGACGCCGAGTTCTGCAATATTCATCGACTCACCTTGAATAAGTGCCCGTGGTTACGGGCTGTTTTCCCTTTCCTCCGCCATAACGCGCAGGGCTTCGCCTTCCAGCACCTGAAGGTCAGGGAAGATTTCAGCGAGTTTCTTTTTCTTGATGCCGAGGAACCCGGCCACGTCGCGGATGCTGCTGTAATCGAGACCAATTGCGCCGCCAGCGCCTGCTCGCCACTGGGTGGACATGCGGTTGAACAAAAGGAAGGACGGCCAGCTGCAGGGCCAGACTTCGACCTCTTCCTCATCGAGGTCGGCAGCCGTCAGCCCGAGAGCAGCCAACTGCTCAGCAGATTGGCCACTTGCGTACATCGCGCTGGCGGCCGCCTTCAGTTTCCCAGGCGAGCCTGACTGAACGCGCCCTGATAAGCGTTAACAACCGCTTCGGCGGTGCCGTAACAGGACTTAACAAGGGCGTTGATGCTTTTGTCGTCGAACTTGTCATCGAAACCCCAACCAACAACTAGATCCTTGATCTGCTGCACCTGAAGCTCGGTCTCGGCCGCGACGACATCGGACAAGGTGGTCGCTTCGCCGAAGGTCTCGCGCATCTCCTTTCCCTTTGCGCTCCAATCGTCGAACAGCGCGGCAAGCCCTGGGCGATCCCGATATTTGAAGATGAACTCGATTTTCTCGGGCTCCTCGCCAACAATTGGAATCAGCACAAGTGCCTTAAATGTAGGGTTCTGGGCGATTCTGATCTTTGCCATGAGAACTCCTTATGCCCCGGCCAGGTAGCGAAGCGAGCGGGCCGAAAGCCCAATGCTGATGGTCCGCGTCATGACGTTGTTGCGCTCCATGGTCGGGTCAGGAGTGATACTCACATAGCCCGGATAGAGGATCTGATCGCCGTTGCGCAGCTTCATGCGGACCACCGCCAGTTCCTTAGTATCGTCATATCCTTCGACGGTTTCGACATACTGGGCCGTTGGCTGGTCCTCCACCACGATGGTGATGGTGGTGGGGTTACGGTTGGTTGGGAACTGCTTGTCGTCGTCATCTTCCAGGTAGCCGACAGTTTGATACTGCTGCTCGCCGCCGGAGGATGTGAACGATGTGACCTTCGAGATTTGCGTCCAGCCGGACACCGGGATCACCGAGCCAGCGCCTGCGCCCACGGTGTACTTGTCGACATTGGTGGTATTGAGACCAGCCAAAGCAAAAGCGTCGGCAGTAATGCCGGAAGCTTTTACAGCGCGGTCATTGATGAGTGCCCAGCCAGAATTGATCAGCAGGACGTCGCCGTTTTCAATGCTGTGCCCTACAGAGGCGGCGACAGGTGGCTTTGCATTGGTCAGGGCGGTGAAAGCGACGGCGGATCCCAAAACGCTGGCGATCTCCAGCACAGCACCGTTCGGCAGCGGGAAGCGTGCGGCCATGGTTTATTTCCTCTTGAGTGCCCGCCTGACGGCGGTAGGTTATGCCCCAGCGGGCAGTTGGTCTGCGACACCCAGATAGGTGAAGCTGGCCGGGACCGTGTAGGTCGCCGACTCGGTGATAGTTGGCCCCTGATCTACCGGCTCCGTGATCAATCCCTCGAACCCGTTGCGGGTCAGTGGCGTGTCGACGCGAAACAGACGGGTCAGTTCGTCAATGAGTGTCTCGGCGGTTGCCATAGCCTGTGCAGAGGGGCAGACGATGCTGATCTGGTAAACACCTGAGTACTCGTACGCCTCCCCGCCGAGATAGCGGCATGTGGTGCTGGCCGGCAGTTGGTAAGCCCGCAGATAGGTTTCAGATGAATTCGGTGTAAACGGTTGGTTCGAATAGGCCACTCGTATCGGGCGCGCAGCCGCCCATGCGGCCAGCTTAGTTTCGATGGCCTGACGGGCGCGGGCGTGACTCATACCTGGTTATTCCTAATGGCCTCCAGCACAATCTGCTGAAAGCGAGCCACGGTTACCCGGACCATGCCGCCGGGGGCCTGAGTGGAATGGCCGAACTCAAGCGGAATTGCGTAGGGCAAGTTGTTGATGATGTAGGCCATTTGGCCGGCGGTGAAGTCGCTCATTGCTGCGACCAGCGCCGCGGTAGTCTCGGCGCCGCTCGGATCCACCTCGTCGAAGGTAACGCTCTCGACCACACCCAGTGAAATGTGCCAGTTCGCACGGAACCGCCCCCCGACGTAGCCCTCTGGCGCGACGATATCCATGCCGTCGTTGAGCTTGCGGCCCTTCTTGAGCCTGCCGCCCTTGGTAAGGTTGGCGGGATCACTGCGCAGCACGCTGTTGTGATCATCGACGGCCTTGTTGTACTGGGTGGCCACTGCGTTCTGCGCCCAGATCTCCGGGTTGCCCACGGGCGACATGCGAATCAGGCTGCTGCCTACCTCGATGATGATCTCGCGCACGCTGGCGTCGATGGCCTCGCTGGTCTGGGCGGCGAACTCGGCCAGGCTCAGGGCAAAGCTGCCGGATTGTCCGGCGCCTGCCCGGCTCATGACCGCACCTGCAGTTCATACAGGATCGGAGTGCCAGCAGGATTGACCTCTTTCAGCGGAGGGACGATTGACCATGTGCGGCCCTGGGCAACTACCTTGTCGAGCAGACCAGGGACCCAGGCCAACCCCTGCGCGGCGATCTTGAGCTTCTTGTCGCCTTGCCGGATGAGGCTGTTGTTTTGGAATTCTTGGCCGGTGAAGTCGAGCAGGATGCCCTGGGCGATTTGCTCGACGGTCGCGCCTGGCGCTTCGCCGCCCGTCTCCGGGTCGTACTCGCCGGGTTCTGTCTTGCTGATGGTCACGGGCTGGCCGAACTCTGTGATCATCTCCAGAGCCATCACGGCCATTTCGTCGTAGAAGGCCATGGTGGCTCCAGAAGTGAAAAGCCCAGCGCGATGGCTGGGCTCTAATGGTTTAAGCTCTCAGGCGACGAGCTTCAAGCATTTTATCGGCAATTTCTCCAGCAATTTTTACTAGGTTGGACTGATAGGCATCAGCGTTTCCACCGTTAGCACTGGACCTGGCTTGTTCCAGCGCCGCAGCAAAGTAAATATCCCATGCCTGCAATTCAGTTTCAGTTTTAGCTTTTTTGGTCATGACTCTCTTCCTTTAGATGAAGTCATAACGCTACCACTATGCCCTTACAGCGAACAACCCGCGCCTCTGCAAGTAGTCAGCAAACTGCGTAGCACTCGGACGATCTGGCGCCGCCGGTAGCAGTCGATTGCTGTTGGACGGGATAGCAGCATATTGCCGCGTCACCGCCCCCTCAACACGATCCAGCAACACAGCACCTTTGCGCTTCTCCACCGGATCGATGTCGTCCTGATGGATCTCTGCAGCCAGAGCCATCTGCCCGTACTGGATCCGCGCCGGCAGGTAGTTGTTCGGCTTGATCTCCTGATCCAGCAGCACTTCCCGGCGCGGCCAGGACAATGCCTGCTCGCTGCTGGTCTTACGCCCTTTCCAGGTCATGCCATCCATCGCCAAGGCGGCCCGGCGCAGCAACGCTTCCTGCGCTGGAACACCCTCAGGAATGACCATACCGAACTTCACGGCATACATGGCCAGATCCTCGGCGCTCGCGTAGCTTTCGGCGTCAGGCTTGCCGGTGCCGTCCTCGATGATGAGTGTCATGCGTCAACTCGCTGGAATGGTTTGAAGATGGCTGCCGGATCACCGACAGCCAGCAGTATTACTCCTTGGTCAGCTCGGCGACGAGCTTTTCCAGGGACTCTTTCGAGGCGTTGGCCCGATACTGGACCTTGGCTTCATCGAGCTTTGCTTTCAGCGCAGCGATTTCGCCAGCTTCATCAGGCAGTGGTGTGATCGAGACCTTCTTCAGTGCCTCGATCTCTTCGCGCAGTGCGTCGACAGTCAAGACCAGGCCGTCACGCTCAGTGGACAGCTCTCCAACCGAAGCGTTGATAGTGCCCAGCACTTCAAACAAGCGCAAAGCCAGCTCGCCGGACTCTGGACGATGGATTTCCCCAGCCTCCAAGCCATCGACCAGCAGAACCATTGCGTCACTCTCGCCTTGCAGATCGGCAAGCAGCTTGGATAGGTCGCCAGATGCGATCGCCTGTGTGCCGACAGTAACAGGTGCCGGCAGCTCGACCACTTCCACATCTACGCCAGCACCTACATATGCCGCAACGATATCAGGGAAGTGTCCAACCACCACAACAGCCGTAGCGTCACGCTCAACGCTGCGGAACAGGCTCGCAACCCGGTAACGCTTGCCCGGGTCGAAGTCCTCAAGTTGGTTTGTGTAAATGAGTTCCATCGGAACCTCCGTAGCGGCCATCGCTGGCCGCCTTGTGGGGTGAGTTTCAGCCGCCGACTGGTGGCGTGGCGGTCAAGGTGATCATCACGCCCGCGGTGACTTTGTCACTGGAAGCATGCTTGACCCAGTTGGCCGCCGAACCGACAGCCGCGAGTGTTGGGTTCGCACCGCCGGCGGTTTCCTTCCAGCTATAGCCCAGGACATCGATATTGACGGTGCCCTCAGCGCGGTAGCCAATGCCCAAGTTTTCCTCGTCATCCACGTTGTACGACCGGAAGCCTGGAGCCTGAGACTCGGTGATCACCACAGCGTTTGGCAGCAGGCCGAAGATCACGTCCGCCGGCGCGGTGTCGGTTACCAGTACCGGCTTGCCGAGGGTGCCAGGCAGACCGCCGTAGATCACGACACCAGCTTCTTCGTAGATCTTGTTGGTGATCGCTTCGTCGACGATGTCGAAGTAAGCGCTGGAGTGCATGACCCACAGCGCGATACGGCCGAACTTGTCGCCAAACTTGCGCATGCCACGAGTCAGCGTTTTCTTGCCGTCGGTTTCGATATTTGCCGATACCACCATACCGGCGTTGGAGCCGATAGCTGCGCGCAGTGCGGCGGTTGAGTACTGGATGAAGCCTTCCAGGGTAGCGTCGGCCACATCAGCACCGATGATCTGGGAAAACTCATCAACTGGACGACCGCGACGTTTGAATGCCTCCTCGGTGGTCTGGTATGGGCCGTACTTCCATGGAGCCTTGACGCCTACGGCCTCGCCAGCGCCGATTTTCTTGGCAGTTACCTTGCCGGTGGAGTTGACGTCACGGTGCTCCAGCGAGCCGCCAATCTTGTAGAAGGCGCGCTTGCGGAAGTCACCTTCGATCAGCTCGTTATCGAGCACGATGGCGCCGTTGGAGGATGCGTTGAAAACATCCAGGTTGTCCTGAACGCGCTCCAGGTATGCAGTTTGCGCCTCATCGTTGTAGATGATCAGGTCGCTGTTTACAGTTGTTGGCATGGGTGAATCCCCTTACTTTGGCAATGCGAGATATGCGGTTTGGCCGTGCTTGCGCTGGAAGTCGCGCTTCTGCTCAGCAGTCATTTCGGAGCGCTTAAATGCAGCCTGGCCGCCACCCCCGCCCGGGGCATGTGTTCCTGAAGCCCTTGGCCACAGGTGGGGTGCGCTTTCGCGCAGAGACTCGGCCCATTCGAGCGGAGTCAGAGGGGTCTTGCCGTCTTTGCCGAGGATGGTTTGGCCATTCTCGTCAACGGCGACCGCTTCGCCCTCTTCGTTCAGTGAGAACACGCCTTTGGCGCGCAAGATGATGTCGTCGGTTGCTTCCGGCAATGCGCCAGCTTTCAGTGCTGCGCCGCGCACCGAGTCGCCCAGGACTTTGCCCTGGAACTTGGCGGCGAAGGATTCAGCCTTCTCGGCGCGACCAGCGAGCGTCTTCAGTTGCTTGTCGTGCTCGCCACGCAGGCGCTCGGTGCGCTTATTGAATACCTCGTCCACCTTGCCCTCGGTCAGCAGCTTGGTTTCTTCGTCCTGGCCCGCACGGCTTAGCAGGCCTTTGACGGCATCAATATCGATGCCTTCAAACTGGGTTTCGAACTGGGTCAACTTACCGGAGGTTTCCTTCAGCTTTCCCAGCAGTTCCGAGTTCTTGGTTTTCAAACCAGAAACGGATGCTTCAACGGCAGTCGCGATAGCGGCCTTGATTGCCGGGTTTTCCAGGTCGATTTCGTTTTCGTCTGCCACGGTGATGCACCCCTTGGGTATGTTTTGCCCGCCTAACGG